GGCAAGCGCCCGAACGCGGAGAACATGCTCCGCGAGGCTTGCGGCGGCCTTGCTTCCCGCCCCGAAGGGTTTGTCATCTACCTTTCAACGCAATCTGACGAGGCACCGGCCGGCGTGTTCAAACAAAAACTGGACTATGCCCGGGGCGTTCGGGACGGCCGCATAGACGATCCCCACTTCCTCCCGATCATCTATGAGTTCCCGAAGGCCATTCTTGACGAGAAGAAGCACCTGGACCCGAAATATTTCTATGTCACAAACCCGAACCTCGGCGCCTCGGTGGACGAGCAGTTCATTCTCCGGGAGTTCAAAAAGGCCGAGGAGCAGGGCCCCGAGAGCATGCAGGGATTTCTCGCCAAGCACCTCAACGTGGAGATGGGCCTCTCCCTGAAATCGCAGAGATGGAGCGGCGCCGACTTCTGGGAAGGCTGCGCGGCGGGCGTCACCCTGGATGACATCGAGCAGCGGTCGGAGGTCGTTGTAATCGGCGGCGACGGCGGCGGCCTGGACGACCTTCTCGGCATGTGCGTCATGGGGCGGGACATCGAGACGAAGGGACTCCTTTTCTGGAACCGCGCATGGGTTCACCGGATCGCCCTGGAGCGCCGGAAGTCGGAGGCCGCCAGGTACGCCGACTTTGCGCGGGACGGGGATCTCGTCATTGTCGACGAGCCCGGGCCCGACGTACAGCAATTCGGGGACATCGTGAGGCGTTTCGAGCGGGCCGGGCTCCTGGACCGGATCGGCGTGGACCCGGTTGGAATCGGGGCGATCATCGACGACCTCGAGCAGGGCGACAAAAACGGAGACTACGCCATCGAGCATGATCGCATTGTGGGCGTACCCCCGAACTGGCGCATGAGCGGGGCGATCAAGACGCTGGAACGCAGGCTTGCCGAGAGGACGGCGGCCCACGGCAGCCAGCGCCTCATGGAATGGTGTGTCGGAAACGCAAGGATGGAAGTCCGGGGAAACGCGGCCTATGTCACGAAGGCGGCATCCGGGACGGGAAAGATCGATCCCCTCATGGCGACGTTTACCTGTATGGCGCTCATGGCGATGAACCCGGAGGCGAGAAGGAAGACATCCGTTTACGACGGCCTTACCGTCGAGCAGATCAAGGCGCGGCTCACGGGGAAGGATATCGAAAAAAGGCCCGACACGGAGGCGACATGAGCGAAATACTTGCCGGGTGGAAGGAGATTTCAAACTATCTCCGAGTGAGCGAAAAGACGGCGATCCGTTATCACAAATACAAGGGCCTTCCCATCAAAAAAGACCCCGCCGGCCACCCCATCATCAGGAAGAAAACAGCCGACGAATGGAGGCTGAAGGTTAAACTTTCCTGACCCTGTCCTATTTTGTCCCTATTTTGTCCCTATTTTGTCCGTTTCGGCAAAACTTTTAATATGTCACGCTCTCACCATAAGTTCAACGACTGCGTGAACGGTATGCGGTGAGAAGAACCCGAAGCGAAAACAATCATTTTTCCAGAAAGGAAGGCAAATGAAGCCCGATATTCGGGATTTTTTGTTTTTGGTTGGGCTTGGGCTTCTCGGCTATGGGCTCTGGCTTTACGTCCCATGGCTCGGCTTTGCGGTTCCCGGGGCGATCCTGGTTTGCTTCAGCCTCTTTTTCGGGAAAAGGGGTCCATAGTGGGAATCATATCGACACTTGAAAAAAGATCCACCCTTGCAACGCCCGAAAGGTGGCTGATTGATTATTTTTCCGGCGGAGGCGTTGAAACGTCCGCCGGGGTGCGCGTTACCTCATCGACGGCGATGTATTGTGTCGCGGTCCTCTCCTGCATTGACATCCTCGCCCGAACGGTTGGGAGCCTCCCCCTTTACCTTTACCGCCGCCTCCCTGACGGCGGCAAGGAACTGGCGCGGCAACACCCCCTCTTTTCTCTCATGCGGCGCCGGCCGAACGAAGCGATGACCGCCATGCGGTTTCGCTCCACCCTCCAGGGACACCTTGCGTCGTGGGGGAACGCCTACGCTTACATTGACTGGGAATGGACAGGCAAAAACGCAGGGTATCCGAAGGCGATTTGGCCCATCCGCCCGGACCGGATCCAGGTTGACCGGGACCGGGGGAAGCTCGAATACAGCTATTTCCCGGGTTCAGACGATCCGAAGTTTACCGAAGGGTTCAAAATCCCCCCGGGGAACGTCCTGCATATCCCGGGCTTCGGTTATGACGGCACGATAGGTTATTCCCCGATAACGCTCGCAAGAGAGGCTATCGGCCTCAACCTCGCAACGCAGGAGTTTGGGGCGCGTTATTTCGGCTCCGGCACACACCCGTCCATCATTCTTGAACATCCAGGGGCGTGTAAAAACAAAAAAGAGTTTCGACAGGCATTTGATGAGGTTTATGCAGGGCTTGGCCGTAGCCAGAGGACAATGATTCTTGAGGACGGCATGAAGGCCAACCCCATAACCATAAATCCCGAGGACTCGCAATTTCTTGAAACCCGGAAATTCCAAATCGGGGAAATCGCCCGTCTTTATCACATCCCGCCTCACATGCTGGCCGACGTGGAAAAATCTACGTCGTGGGGAACTGGAATCGAGGAGCAAAACATCGGCTTCATAACCCATACGATGCGGCCCTGGTTTGTCCTCTGGGAGGAGGAACTTGGCCGCGCCCTTATCATGCGCCACGAGGAGGAAGAATATTTTTTCGAATTTGACATGATGGCCCTCCTACGCGGCGACGCCGTGAAGCGGTGGACTGCGTACATCATGGGAAAGCGTAACGGCATCCTGAACGCAGACGAAATCCGGGGCTGGGAGAACCTGAACCCGATTCCGGGCGGCATGGGCAAGGAATACATCGTTGAAAAGAACATGATCGGCCTTTCGGACCTCGGGGCCGATGTCAAGGGGGTTGCGGCATGAAAAGGCAATACGAAAAGGCCGTCCTACCGAAACACGAGACCAGGAAACGGGAAAAGAGAAAAAGGGAGGCCCGAAATGAGCGGGAACCAGAGAAAAAGCAAAATTGAGCGACGGAGTTTTCCCGTTACCGAAATACGAACCATAACGGACGAAAAGGGTCTCCGTCACATCACGGGATATGCGGCCGTTTTCAATGTTCTTTCTGAAAACCTTGGATATTTCAGGGAAAAAATAGACCCGGGGGCGTTCTCTGAAACAATCAATTCGGATGACATTCGGGCGCTGAAAAATCACAACTCGGACTATGTTCTCGGGCGAAGCACGAAGGGGACGTTGACGCTTTCCGAGGACCAGCGCGGCCTGAAATTCGACGTCATCCCCCCGGATGCACAGTGGGCGCATGATTACATGGTTTCCATCGACAGGGGGGACGTTGACCAAGCGTCTTTCCAATTCGAGACCCTGGCGGATCGCTGGGAAGCGGTTGACGGCGGGGAAGTCCGCACCCTTATGAAGGTACGCCTTTATGACATTTCGCCCGTCACGTTTCCGGCTTATCCCGACACGGAAGTGGGGCTCCGCTCCCTTGAGGAATATCGGAAAAAGGCAGCCGCCCCCTCAAATGGCGACGAAGGGGTGGCCGACCCCCTTATCGGCCTGGGCCTGATGAAGAAGCGGCTTGAACTTAAAGCAAAATCAATCGGAGGTGTTTAGCCATGAACGAAAAGATCAGAAAACTCTTGGCCGACAGGGCGAAGGTCGTGGCGGATTCCAGGGCCCTGCTTGACAAGGCGTCGGCCGAAAAGCGGAACCTCACGGCGGACGAGGAAACGAACTACGGCAACATGGACACGGAAATCGACCGTCTCACCCGCGAAATCGACCGGGAAAAGAAGCTCGAAGCACGCGAAGCCGAGATTCGCGGCATGGCGGACCTTTTCCAGGAAAAACCGGACGGAAGGTCGGGCGAGCCGCGCACCATCAAGTACCGCGGAATGGACATCAACCTTCCGGCGAACGCCGAAATCCAGCGCCGGGCGTGGAACATCTTCCTTTCCCGCGGGATCGCGGCGGTCGGGGGAGACGAACTCCGGGCGCTCCAGGCCGACGCGGACATTTACGGCGGATTCCTCGTCGCCCCCCCGCAGTTCGTCCTGAAGCTCATCATGGCGATGGACAATGAGGTTTTCATCCGCGGACTGGCAACGGTTTATCCCGTGACGAAGGCCGAATCCCTCGGGGCCCCCTCTCTCGACAATGATCCGGCGGATCCGAGCTGGACGGCGGAAATCAAGACCGGCTCCGAGGATTCGACCATGAGTTTCGGGAAGAGGGAGCTTACCCCGCACCCCCTGGCGAAACTCATCAAGGTGTCCGAAAAACTCCTCCGCGTCTCCGCAATGGACGTGGAAAGCCTCGTCACGAACCGGCTTGGATACAAATTCGGAACCACGGCGGAATATGCCTACCTGCTGGGCTCCGGCTCCAATCAGCCCATGGGCGTCTTCACGGCGGCCACCGCCGGGTTCGGAATCAGCACATCCAGGGATGTCTCGACCGGGAACACGGCGACCGCCTTCACGACGGACGGCCTGATCGAGGCCCTTTACAGCCTCAAGGCCCAGTATCACCCCCGTGCCACCTGGATCTTCCACCGGACCGCGATCAAGATGCTCCGCAAGCTGAAGGACGGGGAGGGGCAGTACATCTGGAACCCGGACATCAAGGGCGGACAGCCGGACATGATCCTCGGTCGCCCCTACAAGATGTCCGAATACTGCCCGCACACCTTCACGACCGGACAGTATGTCGGGATCATCGGCGATTTCTCCTACTACTGGATCGCCGACGCCTTGAGCATGAGGCTCCAGCGCCTCAATGAGCTTTACGCGGCCACGAATCAGGTCGGGTTCATCGGACGGCTGGAGTCCGACGGGATGCCCGTTCTGGAAGAAGCCTTCGCCCGCGTGAAGCTGGGCTAACGGCGACCCAAGGAGGAAAGAGACCATGAACCTTTTGAAGAACGTCAAAGTTGACCAGATCCTCGGCTACTTTGCCGCAGGAACGACCGCGAAGACGAGCAGCATCATCGACATGCAGGGATATGACGGCGTTTTGTTCGTCGCCGGGTTCGGAACGCTTCTCGAGACGGGAACCCTGAATGTCCAGGTCCTCCAGGATACCGACAGCGCCGGAGGGACCATGGCGGCCGTCGCGGGAACGGCCGCCTATACCGTCACGGCGGCTGATGCCCTCCTGACGCATAGCGCCATCGCGGTCGATGTTTACAAACCGCAGAAGCGCTATCTCGAAGTGACCGTGACGCCCGCCGTGGCAAACGCCGTCATCCTCGGCGTCGTTGCCATCCGCTACAAGGGAAAAATGGGGCCTGACGCGAACGGCGACCTTCTCAAGGCGACGCAGCTCATCAGCCCCGACGAGGCGTAACCCCGGCCCCTTACGGGTACTCGGCGGGATCCTCTCCGGGGTCCCGCCGGGGCAACCACCGGAGAACGGAGGAA